GTTTGTGCCAAATAATGTCTTGGCGCAAATTCCAACCAAAATCTTGCATTGCAATAGCAACTCGCCAAGGTATTCCTAATAAATTTTTAGGTCTAAAACCTTCAACTTTCCATGCTCCAAAAACTTCTCCTGTAACAGAACCTTTATTTCCTGCTTGTATTCCTCCTTCTTGACCGCCACCCCTACCGCCTGCTGAATACGAATCTCCAAGATTCATCCATAAAGTTCCATCATCTTCAAGAATGTTCCAAACGCAAGCAAAAACTTCAACAAGACTTTCAACAAATTTTTGTGGGCTTTCTTCTAAACCAATTTGACCAATATTTCCATAATCCCTTAATCCGTAATATGGAGGACTTGTGATGCAAGTTTGAACTTTTATGCCATTTTTAGTCATTTGGCGCATGGAATCCCTGCAATCCCCAAAAAATACTTTATTCATGCCACTTTCCTTTTTTTATCACGCTGATCCAAGATAAATTTCTTCATCTCAAAATAGCTGTTAAAACGAGCCATACGAGGATCTCCGCCACATTCGACCCTGTATGCCTCCTCAATCTGCTGATCCGTTCCTAGAGGCAATTCTGTGGCTTTCTGCTGCGCTTGTTGAATCCAGCTTGCCTCAAATGATCTCCAACCCTTAAAAATAATTGTTTCCAACACTTGATCCAATGGCATCTTGGCTAATTCAGCCTCTTTTATCAGCCTTGCAAGAACTCGATCCGTTACTGGAGCTTTCAATCTTTTTCTGTAAACCAAAAAATCATTCCATAAATCAACACTAACTCCGTCAGGAGTTACGACTTTAGGAGTAGTCTTTATTTGGTTCTTGGTTAATGGTTCTTGGTTCTTGGTTGGTTGAACGGATGTTGAACGCTTGTTGAACCGAGCTTCAGCAGATGCCTTGCCTGCTTTACTGGCTTGGTCTAAACGGCTATGGTATTTAGCAATTTCTTCATCAACTCGCTTGTTATGCCAGCAATTATCCTCATCAAAAATAAAGAATTCTTGCAGTATTGCATCAACAGTTTCAACAGATGATCGAATTCGTCTTGCTACAGTTGAACTGTCGTTGAACGGCTGTTCAGTCATGTAATAAAGATCAATCATTCGTCTATAAGCCAAGTCCTCCTCATTACTTAAATGAGAAGTGTGGCTAATGTAATCCCCAATATGAAATGGGTAAAAGTTCATTTCAGTCCTTTGAAAAAATATCAGGCCTAAGCATTTCCCTAGTAATTCGACCTTCGGAAAGCTCCTCAATCCTGCGAATATGCTTGATAGGAATATTTGCTCTAGATCGCCATTGATAAACAGCCGTTTCCCTTATGCCTAAAAGCATTGCCAGGCGATAAAGAGTCCCAAATTCGACCTTTAATTCGCTAAAAATATCCATAAATTCTCCTTTTCTGCTGCTATACTACCACACAATAGCACAATTATACCTAGGGTATGTCCTAATAAATATTTTTAATATAAGTGTTGATTTGTGATTTTTTAGTGTATAGTAGAGTCTAGTTCAACAGTAAAGGAGTAAGTGATGACAATAAGCAAACAACAATTAGATGCACAACCAAGATTTGACAATGCAACAGATGACGAGCCATACACTTGCGCTTGTTGTGGCAAAGTTTTAAATACTGCAAAAGCAGTATGGCTTGAGCAAAGCACTTCTAAATCTAAATATTATTTAAAAGATGTAGTTCCATCAGAAGATAGCCAAGGTTATTTTGCTTTTGGTATTACTTGTGCAAAAAAAGTAGCTTTAACTGTTTATTAAGGAGTAAGTGATGAAAACATATCGTCTAAAAGCAGCAATTCAAATTCTTAATGAAGGAGGTTTTGTTAGAGAACCTAGACATTACTTCAGCAAACATACTTCTTTGTTTGACAAGTTTGGAGCATTAGTTGGCTATGTAACCTACGATTGCTATTTTGATATTTGCGATGCTTTAGGTTACGCTCATCAAGATGGTTTGCTTAAAACAGGCAAACGAGATGAATACATTCCAAAAGAATTTGATACAGTAAATTATGCTTGGGATTACAAAACAATCTCAGGTGATTTAAGTCTTTGCAAAAAGATGGAAGATGTAAACCGCAACTACGCTAAGTGCTGAAAGGAAATTGTATGAAAAAGATATTGGACTTTATTGGCGCTTGTTTACTAGGCGCTGTTCTTGGCGCTATGTTTGCCTACGGCTTATTAGGAGGGTTCTAACATGGGAATGAACCGCCACGATGCTTACTATGAGCCTAATGATTACGATGATCGTTCTGATGAGATTGAGGAGCGCACTTGGCAGCTAATGAAGCCAGGCGCTCAATACGATTACAAAACAACCCAAGCAGTTGCAGAGGCTATGGGGGATCTAGATAAAGAACGAGCTGATGCGCTTCAAGCCATTATTGACATCCAAGATTATGAGCAAATTGGTAGAAAAGTAATGATGATGGCTTTGGATTACATGGAGCGCTTTGCCAAAGATGCAGCAGAATCAGAAATCAACGACTAAGGAAAAAGTGATGACTAAATTTTTAGAACTACGCAAAATCAATGTAAATGAAAAAATAGACAAGAAAGGAAAATTTAACTACCTTTCTTGGTCTTGGGCTGTGGATGAATTACTTCAGCAAGATCCTCAAGCTACTTGGACTTATGGAGATCCTGTTTACTTTGCTGAAACTTTGATGGTGTTTTGCTCAGTAACCGCTTTTGGCAAAACAATGACAGCTCAGATGCCTGTCATCAATAATCAAAACAAAGCTATTCAAAACCCTGATGCAATGGCTGTAAATACTGCTATGCAACGCTGCTTAGTCAAAGCAATAGCTTTGCATGGTCTTGCTTTATATATCTATGCTGGAGAGGATCTTCCTGAAGAAGAACCAGTAGATTTAAGAGAGCAATCCGATATTTGGTGTTTAGCAATCAATCAAGCGAAAGACATAGATGAACTCAAAACAATTTATGGCAATGCCTACCACCAGCTCTCAAAAGATAAATCAGCAGTTGCTAAGATTTCAGCAGCCAAAGATGCCAAAAAAGCAGAATTGGGAGCATAAAGCTATGTTTGATGCAATCTTAATCAGAGAAAAGGAGGCTCGAAAATGAGCTTTGTGATTGGATTTTTAGCTTTAACTGGATTGCTTTGTTGGATCTTTATTGCAGTTGTTCTATTTTATATTTGGGTTGAATAATGACTACTTTTACTACAGAAGATCGAATTGCAGCAATACAACAAGGAACTGCTGAATGGCATCAACTTAGATTAGGAAAGGTTACAGCCTCTAGGGTTGCCGATATACTGGCTAAGACAAAATCAGGCCCTTCAGCTAGTCGAGGTAACTATCTGATTGAGCTTGCCTTGCAACGAGTTACAAAGACCATAGAGGAATCATACCAAAATGAAGCTATGCAATGGGGAACTCAAACAGAACCGCAAGCCAGGGTTGCTTACGAGGTTAAAACAGGCAATTTTGTGGATCAGATCGCCTTTATTAACCATCCTCACATCCTTGGCTTTGGTTGCTCTCCTGATGGCTTGGTTGGAAACGATGGTCTTATTGAAATCAAGTGTCCAAACTCTGCTACACATTGGAGCTATATAAAGGCTAATGAACCACCTAACAAATATGTTATTCAGATGCAAGCTCAAATGGCTGTTACAGGAGCTAAATGGTGCGACTTTGTGAGCTTTGACCCAAGGATGCCTGAACGCAGCCAATTATTGATTGTTCATGTTCCTAGAGATCCTGAATTCATTTTATTCATGGAAGCAGAAATTAAACAGTTTTTAAATGAAGTAGAAGTAGAAGTAAATTTAATGGAGAAAAGAAATGGCAATTAAATATTTTGTAAAAGCAGCAGTTTCTGAATACGAATCTGAGGGAAAGATGAAGAAGCGTTATCAATCCATTGGAATTGTTATGGAAACCAAACATGGCCTTATGCTTAAACTTGAAACATTGCCTATATTTGCAATGAAAGAAGGCGCTATTCTTGCTTATTTGAATGAACCTGAAGATAAAGCAGAGCAACCTAAAGCAGCTAACCTGGCAACTTTGGAAGATGATCCACCATTTTAAGGAGTAAGTGATGAAACAATTATTATTGATTGCAGTATGTTCTATTTTGGCAGCTTGTTCCTCTAGTCCAACAGTCTATAGTCAAGCTCCAGCTCAACAGTTAATATTAGATAAACAAGTATCTGCTTTAACTAGAAATGAAGTAATTAATGGTGTTACTGAGTGCGAGGGATCAGGTTTACGAGCTGTAGTAATTACCACCAAAAGGTCTATTAATGGTTTTACAGCAGATATTCCTGTTGAAGTAACTTGTATGCCAAAACATAGATATTACTAAGGAGAGATATGGATAACGATCATATTTGGACTGCTACTGGAACTGATATTACTGTTAGATGGAGGCTTGCTGGATGGATTCCTCCATCAGAGCTTCAGGAATATAAAGATAAATGGGCCTACTGGCAAAATCTACCTTTGCGAAAGCTAGATGATGCTGCTAAACAGCAATATGAAGCTGTATTGCGAAAAGCTAAAGTAGTGAGGCTTAAATGATTTTTGAACAGATCCCATTTGCAGGAGAAATGGCAATACCTGAAGATGAGTGCGAAAGACAGTTTTTTGAAACTTTTCCTGATGTATTCAATCACAATCCCATAGCTTTAAAGGTTTGGACTATGGCTTGGATTAAAAGCCGTATGTTTACCCTTAAAGATATGGAGCAGGAATTTAAAAAACTTTAATATTTCCGCATATTTGGCAAAGGCGCATCTTTTTGATCTGATCCTTTAGACTTTTCAGGATGCGCCTTACTCATTGGCTCTGATTCATGTTTTTTAAGTTCTTTGCCAAATTCATAAACTGCATTACGCAATTTAATAACTTGAGCTTCTTCACGCTTTTGTTGTTTTTTAGATTCTTGCATTTTTATGCTCCTAGTATGTCCATAGCTTTATGGGTTCGATCAATACGATCTTGCAATCCAATAGTTCCACCATTGATCCGTTTAGTAATGGTAGTCCAATCCTCATTATCTGCCAATAAATTTAAACCTCTTTTGTTCCAAAACCAACCAGCAGATAAACAAGCGTTCTCAGGTTCTAAAACAAGCTCAGGATGCTCTGCAAAAGGCTTACCTAATGCCAACCCACATACAGTATAGTTTGAGCGCCCTGTGAGCTGAATTAGACCCCTTCCATGAAACTTCCAGCCATCACCATCTTCAGTATTTCCTAGATCAGCTCTGCCACCATAGACTTTATTGGCAATTCTTTCAGGTTTACGCTCATATTCAGCAGCAAATTGAATGTCATGAAATCTACTAGGCCATGTTGCAACTAGACCTTTAGCGCTGTAATTAAGGTTTTCTTCTAAAACTTTAAATGAAGCAGATTCATGACCACATTGCCCAATAAAGGCAGCTTGGCGCAATGGAGTATTTATTTCATATTTTTGAAAAGCAGTATTTAACCCATCAAGCCATTTAGGATCTATTCCTAATTTATTTAATTGATCTATATTCATTTGATGGGAGTAGAGTTATGAATCATTTGATCTTTTGCTTGGCTGCTGGCTGAACTACCAAAATAAAAAGCAATAATGCCTGTCCAAGCAGTTCCTAAAGAACCTAGCATTAGCATTAAGGCATCAGAAGTCATAATTTTACCTGACATTAAACCGCCTAAAATGCCAAAGAATCCAATAGTTACAAGGATAGACAATACAGGAGGAATAATTGATTTAGTTTCTTTTTGTAAATCACGAGCAGAAGCTCTATCTTGAACTGCTAATTGTTCAAAATTCAGCCCTAATTCTTGAGCTTGTTTTTGTAGTTCAATTTCCGCTTGTTTAAGGTTAGATATTTGTTCGGCATTTAATTTACCGCTATCTATAACATCTTGAACTTTATCTTCATCAATTCCAAGCGCTTTAGATACCGCAGTTACAGCCAATCCAGCCAAAGGGCCACCTAAACAAGTAGCAATAGTTGGCACTAATTTAGATAACCAATCCATTATTTAATTCCCCAAGTTAAATACCAAGCTATCAAAGCAGCTAAAGCAAAACAATAAAATTGAACCCTTCTAACTTCTTTTAAATCATGTTGGTATTCTTCGTTATCTTTGCGTTCCATATTTTCAATATCCAACTTAATTTTTAATACCGCTTCCCATTCTTTAGCACCATACTTTTTAACAAAATCAATTTTTAGTTTGGCTTCTTCATCACTTATTTGCTTCTTATGCTTCCAAGATTCAAGCGCTTTTATTAACGCTTTTTCTTTTTTTAATTCTGTTTCTCGCCTTAATCTTATTCTTTCTTGTGCTTGTTTTTGAGCTACATCAGTTCCATCTTTTTGGATTGCCTCAATAGATTTAGATAGAGATTTAGCGCTTTCTCTACTTGCATCAAGGCTACCAGTTAGGGTTTTGACCCCTTCTGAAAATCCAAATTGATCTGTCATTATTCATTAGTTCAGTTTTAGAGCAATAGAAATAAGAACAGCAATCATAAATCCAGCAGAAGTAATTAATATTTGCTCAAGTCTTTTTAAGCGAGCATTAATTGATTCATAACGGAAAGCGCAGATTTGTTCATGAGCAGATAAAGCAGCTTCATTTTTATCAATAGAAATCATTTTTAGCCCTTCATAATGTAAGCAAGAGCATAGTAAGGAGGCAGATTAGCGTTAGTTCCGCTTACACCAGCAGTAGCATTTGTTGTGGCTACAGTAATTCCTGTTGTTGCAGAAGCAGTATTAGCAGTTGTAATAGTAATGTAATCAGAAATAGAACCAGCAGCATTATTTGCTTTTAATGCTGGAGCTGTATAACTATGCACATGGCCTGGATCTGTAACAGTAGAAGTTGCAGTATGAGTATGACTTACAACTATTGAATCTGCCGTTCCACCAGTAGCATTTACAGCATAAGTTGAACCAGCTCCCACAATAAATGAGTTGCGTAAATCAGGAGTTCCATTTGTTCCATCGCATAAATACCAAGTTGCAGGAATAGAACCAGTAGAACCTGACCAAAGAATAATTCCTCCAGCAGGAACAGCAGGAGCTGAAGAAGGAGCATTTTGCAAAATTGGATAGATATTGTCTAAAGTCTGAATCAAAACAGCACTTGCATTTTGAAGAACAAACTTATAGGAATAACCAGTAAGTAGCCAAATTTCTTGTGGAACTCGACCAGCAGCATCTAAAACAATGGGATTTGCATTAGCAATCGTTCCAGCATTAGTTGTATAGGTTACTAATGGAGTAGAAGATCCAGCTTGATAGGTATAAATCAAGCCTCCTGCTAAAGGAACTCCATTGTCATCAAAAAATTGCTGACCTATTCCGTATGGGGATAAAAGAACTGATGCCATGATTATTCCTTGCCTATGTCTTTAAGATTAGTTTTGCCTTTTTGAGCGTTCTTCATCATTTCTTCTTGAAGTTTTGTCGCTTGCTTTTTTTCAGATTTGCCGATTGTAAATAATGCTGCTTTTTCGCCTATTTTTTCACCAATAGTTGCTCCAAATGGCAGGCGAGTTGCTGCTCCTGCTTCTCTGCCAATCATAGGAAGTTTTTCAGCAAACTTGCCAACTCTTTGTGCTTGTAAAGCTGCGCCCTCATAAG